AGAAAAAAGATTTTTTGATAGTTGGATGGATTTAATAAACAATCCAATATCACATGATGTAAATTATTATGATAGTTATGTTCAAAACGTAAATCTATCAATGTTCAATGAAACCAACAGTTTAATGTATGCGTGTACTTTTTACGAATGTTATCCGACACTTGTTAGCTCACTTTCTTTAAATGCATCGGCCAATGATTATGCAAGAATTAATGTGACATTTGCCTATAGATATTGGTTGAGAAATGATGATAATTCTGCAGATATTAATACTACTATTAGAAGTAGTAGTGATATTAACCGTTATACATATAATATAGGTGAAAATGCATAATATTTCATTTTGAATATAAAAAACTTATGACACAGGCAAAATTATGTTACCAAAAATAGAAGTACCAACTTATGATTTAGAGTTGATTTCTAATGGAAAAAAAATTAAATTTAGACCTTTTCTAGTTAAAGAAGAGAAAATTTTGTTAATGGCACTTGAATCTGGCGATGAAAAAGATATATTAGGTGCCATAAAGCAAATATTATCAAATTGTGTTTTAACAGAATTAGATATAGATGATTTACCATTATTTGATTTGCAGTATATATTTTTACAATTAAGATCAAGATCAATTGGAGAAACTATTGAAGTGAATTTAAAACATAGAAATGGTGTAAATTCAAAAGGAATAGAATGTGATGGAAATCAAAAAATAAAAATAAAAATCGATGAAATAAAACCAACAAAAAAAGAAAATTTTAGTCCAAAAATTGAATTTAATAGTGAAATGGGAATTGTGATGAAATATCCAACAGTAGAAACATTAAGTAAAGTTTCTACTTCGGAAAATATCGGCAATTCATTCGATGAATTATTTGAAGTCATCGTGAATTCGATAGATTACATATATTTAAAAGATGAATTGTATCACAGAAAAGAACATAAGAAAGAAGAATTTATTGAATTTTTAAACAATCTTAATAATGATCAATTCGAATCAATAAAAAACTTTTTTGTAAATTTACCTAGTATATCGGTCAATAAAAAATATAGATGTTCAAAATGCGGAATTGAAGAAAACGTTGTATTAAGTTCGCTCGAAGATTTTTTTTCATAAGCCTGTGTCATAACTCTCTTGAAAATTATTATGTTACGAACTTTAATCTTATGCAACACCATAAATATAGTCTAACTGAATTGGATAATATGTTACCGTTTGAGCGTGACATTTACATTTCATTATTAATTAATTATATTAAAGAAGAAAATGAAAGATTAAAACAACAACAAAATGCGAGAAGGTAATGGCAACCATAACAAATTTATTAAATTATACAAGAGAAAATTTTAAACCTTCCGATAAAACAAACAACAATTTTGATGAATATTTCAATAATGATTTATCAAAAAATATAATAGGTTCTATTAAAGAAATATCGTCCAACATCAAACAAATTTTTGAAATTGAAAAATCTAACAATTTAATTTTTCAAGATATCAATGATAATCTAAAATTATTGAACATAGATTCTACAGAAACTTTACCTGCCAATAAGCCTGAAACTTCAAACAAAAATGCACCAACAAAAGAAAATCAGAATAAAACCAACAGTTTGTTAGAAAGATTATTGTTAATATTTGATAGAAAAAGATATCAGGACGAAGAAGATAGACAAGAAAAACAAAAATCTACACCATTTTTTGACCGCAAAATACCAAATTTACCTAGCAAAGGTTTAGGAGGTTTTTTAACTGACATGTTAAGTTCAATTTTTTTAGGTCCTAAAGGTAAATCTTTAATTTCAAGTTTAATACCTGCCAGTTTAGGTGTTGCCGGATTAGGCATAACCAAAGGTATTGCCGCATTACTTTTAGGACCAAAATTATTCGAATCAATAAAAGCAGGATTTGAAGAAGATAATATTCTAAGTGGTGTTGGAAAATTCATCGACACATTTTTTAAAGAAACTGATTTAGATGATAAATTGATGATAGGAGCAGCAGCAGGATTTGCGCTTGCAGGTATAAGAGGAATCATTCCTGGAATAATGTTTGGAGGAGCAATATCAATTCTTCAAGCAATACTGGGCGAAAATTCTACGCAAAAAATAATAAAAGGCGAAACCGGCATGTTTGAAAGTTTGTTCATCGGTGCAGGTTTCGGTGCAATGATAGGATCTAGATTTGGTTTACCGGGTATATTACTAGGTGGCGCATTAGGTGCTGTATTTGGAGTTATAAACAATGATAAATTTAAATTAAATGTCAAATCAATAACATTGGCTGCCCTAGGAGGTTTTGGGGGTGCAATAGCAGGAATGAAATTAGGAGCTCTCATAGGATCTCTAGGATCTCCTATTGGTATGATTGCAGGTGCTTTATTGGGAGGAGCAATAGGTTTAGCATTAGGCGCTGTATTATCGGATGAAAGTGAAGCAGAAAAAGCAGCAAAGTCATATGTTGACGCTGCTAAAAATAAAAGAGAATTACTAGACAAATATGGTTTAAAAGACGGAAACAATGCTCAAAATGTTATGACACCTGAGGATCTTCTATTACTAAATCAGTATAATCAAGATATAGGCATGGCAACTGAAAAGTTTAGAAATGAAGGAATTCAAGATGATCAAATATCAAATTCTTTAAATCTTTTAAGCAATCCAGAAGAAAATAATGATGCTAATATTGATGCAATGTTTGAGGCAGATAGTAGAAATTACATGAATCTAGCATCGAATATACTAGAAAAAACCAATGATCCGTCATTAACTAAACTAAGTGATGCTATAGCATATGATTTTTCGACTGGACAGAGTGTAACAAAAGTACCAATGACCGATACTTTAGGAAACGTTCAACCAGCGGGCACATCTTTCAGTAAAATAGATCAAAATTCAAATCAATTATTACTTGAATCTTTAAATAAATTAGTATATTCCAATGAAACAGTGCAAAAATTTGATGATGAAGGTGATGACGAAAATATGAATAGAACTGCAAATGTCGTTGCACAACAAATATTAGAAAACAAAATCAGAGAAGGTAAACTAGAAGAAAGACCCACATCCATTAAAGGACATGATTTTAATGATAATATGATATTACGTGATCCTGCAGGAGAAAAACCATTATCCATTGATAATACAGATAAAATGTTAAATCAAGAAAACCCAGAAAAATTAAACGAAGAAAAAAATATTTTACAAAGTAACCCTATATTAAAAAGTGTTGTGGATGAAATTAATAAATTCACTAATATGAATATATCAAATTTAAGTGAAATATTCACTTATGATAAAGAACAGAGAGATTTAGTATTTAAAAAAGATATACAAATAGTACACAACAAAAAAGCATACGATATAACTTCTGGAGGAACATATTCTGACATACGTGATTATAAAGAAGGTCAATCAATTAGTTTATTATTACCATTTCATCATAATATGAATCCCATAGGTGCTCAAAGTGTATTATATAGAGTTGCCGATGAAATGGCAAGAAAAGAAGGAAAATACGATCAATTCTACAAATCTAGACCTGGAATGAACGATAAAAGAGAAATTATTGCAGATGTTATTGAAAATAATATATTAAAATTACCAATGAATAGAAATGGTGCGGTATTTACAAAACCTGAACTTTTTATAGCCGGTGAATCTCGAATTAATAATCCAGAACTACTCTTTAACAAAGATCAATTATTGGCACTTGGTCATGTTTTTAAAATGCAAAAAGAAAATAGTTTAATGAAAGAACAATCAATGAGTCCTATGATGATTCCTCCTGCTACAAATTCTAATTTTGTAGACAATAAAAGAATATCGGTTCAGGAGTATAATGTAACAGAAATACCACCTGAACCGAATTCTTCAGTCTCATTTAGAGACAGTCTGCTGTATTAATTTTCTTCAGCCAATCTAGCGAAATAAGACATATCCTCATCGTCATCATCTGTGTCCATGCTACTAGAAGAGGCATATGCAGGCATCGGTTTTCTCTCTTGCTGCATCTCCTCTTCAGCTGTAGGACGTTTTTGAGCAGTCATTACAACAGGCTCTTCAATTTTTGGAGTGTCTAATGCAAGAACCATATCAAGTCTCTCTTTGAGTTCATCATATGTTTTGAAATTATCCTCTGCCAAAAATTCTACCAAAGGATACTGAGAATTCCAAACTGCCTCTAGTTCATCGTCAGTCTCCAACAATTGACCTGGAGAATCAAATTCGGATTTATCATAATTTTGATATCCCTCTACCTTACGAATTTTTAATTTAAAATTCGCACCTTCCCACAAATCAAAAGGATTTACAGGAGTTTCATCCTCAAATTCAGGATTCATGAGATCATTGATTTTATCAAAGATTTTTTTACCAAATTTATAGAGAAAAACTTTTCCTTCATTTTGTGGATTTTTAGGATCTGAAATAACATAAATGTTACTGATATAAGTCAATCTACGTTTTTGCTTTCTTGCGATTTCTTTATTCGCCTCAATACCAGAATTCCACAATTGAGTGTTATATTCTGAAACTGGATCTTTTTTACCAAGAGTGGTGAGAGAATTTTCAATATACCACAAACC